CGCTTACGGGTTGTGCGAATGAACTTCTACAAACGCCACATCGGCGACTATATCAAGAAGGCCGGCCACCTGACGCTGCTCGAGCACGGCATCTACGCGCGCCTGATGGACGTCTACTACACGCGCGAGTCCGGCATCCCCGAGGACAAGGCCGCGCGTCTCATCGGCGCCCGCACGAAGGAAGAGGTGCAGGCGCTTTCCAACGTGCTCGACGAGTTCTTCACGCTGGTCGACGGCGTGTGGACGCAGGGCCGCTGCGAAGAGGAAATCGGCATCGCCAGCGCGAAAGCGGAGAAGAACCGCGAGAACGGTTCGAAGGGTGGTCGACCACGGAAACCGTTAACCGATCAACAACCCGAAAAAAACCCAGATGGTTCCGATGTTGGAAACCATGTGGGTTCTGAAAAAAACCTTAGCCAGACTCCAGACTCCAGACTCCAGACTAAAACCCTTGGAAGCGGCGGCGCTACTCAACCGGAGTTGGGCAAGGACGATGACCGTTTGCCGCCACGTCCGCAGCACAACGCACCCAGCCCGAACATGCGCGCCGTCGCGATCGCCACCTTGCTGACCGGCGCCGGCGTGAAGCGCGTCACCGCGTTCCATCCCGACGTCGCCGTGACGTGGGCGCAGGACGAGCGCGTGACCGACGAGCTGCTGCTGGCCGCCGTGGCGAGGGCAAAGGAATCCCTGGGCGACGAACCGTTCCAGTCCGCCTACCTTCGGCCGATCATCGTCGAGCTGCTGAACCCGCCAGCGCCAAAAGCCCCGAAGGAACGCGACAGCTGGGAGTGGAAGCGTACGCCTGGCGGCATCGAGGCCAAGGGCCGTGAGCTCGGCATGTTCGCCCGCGGCACCGAGACCCACGCCGACTTCGCGAAACGCATCGATGCCGAGCTCGAGAAGCGGAAAGGACGTGCAGCATGACCCAAACCCACGACGACCGCGTCGCCGAGCGCGATCCCTGCCTGTGCACCGCATACGGCTGCCCGCTGCTCGGAACCATGACCGGATCCACGAGCGGCGCCAACGACTGGGCCTGCTCGTTTCATGCGAACAAATCGGCAACCCAGCTGCAGGAGATCACCCGCGTCATCAACCAGCACCGCTGGCTGGCCGAGGCAATCACGCTGGTTCGCAGCATGGTCCCCGGCAATCCGAACCGCGCGGCCGTGCTCAGCCGCCTGTGGAACGACTTCAACCAGCACGACCGTCCCGAGCTGTATTGGAACCGCGTCGAGACCGTGCGGCAGTGGACGAATCGCCTCGACAAGGCCCTGGACGAGCTCGTGGCACCGGAGCTGCAGAAGGGCGATGCGCCACGCATGGGACAGCCGGAAGAGACGTGGAGCAGCGCCGGGGCACAGCTGCCCAACTGGGCCTGACGAGACCATTTCGCGCGAGAGCGCACCGAAGCCGCCCGGTATGGCAGCACCAACCTGAAGGAGCACCATGAGCACGACCCACATCACCCCCACTCCCGGCCGCATCGTCTGGTACCGCGGCGCTGACGGCGAGATCCGCCCGGCCATCGTCATGAAAGGCAATGGCCCGTTCAACGCTGACCTGTACGTGTTCCCGCTGAGCGGCGCGGATACCGATTGGGGCAACAAGGCGACCGTCACGCACGCTGATCCGGAGCAGGAGCCGGGTTGCCTGCAGTCCTGGCACTGGATGCCGTACCAGAAGCAGCAGGCCGAGAAGCACGCCAACGAGATGGCCTCGACCGCCGGGCCGAAAACCGGAAACGCCGACGCCAGCGAGGCGGCGCGTGCGGAAGAACCGAAGTTCATCGGCTTCACGGGCGCGAGCTGCGGCGGGATCCAGTTGCAGGTCAGCACCCTGCAGCCGCACCAGCAACGAGTCGTCGACGAGAAGGCGGAACTGGACGAGCGCCTGGCGAAGCTGCGCACGTTCTTCGACACCGCGATCTTTGGCGGCCTGGACGCGGCCGAGCAATCTCGCCTGCGTCAGCAGGCCCACGCGATGGCCTGCTACTCGGCCATCCTCGGCGAGCGAATCGCTGCGTTTGCGTCGGCCGCCGAGAGCGCCGCAGCCTGACCATCACCACCCCGCCCGTCCACCGGGCGGCAACAACAACACGGGAGAACCTGAACGATGTGCCTGACGAATTGGCAACAAGACACTATCCGTCGCGCCGCTGAAGCGCTGGACGGCCTCGACCACGAAGACACGGCCGGCGATCTGCGCGCGATCCTCCGCGCCGCTCCGGCGGTCCCGGTCGTCACCATCATGGGCGATGGCGCGGTCGAGGAGCGCATCAAGACCCTGATGGCCAATATCGGCATGCCCGACAACACGTCGCTGTACACGGCGATGAAGCAGCTGCAGAACGAGATCGAGCAGGGTATCAAGATCGTTTCGGCCGGCGAGGTGCGCCCATGACCACGATCACCGTCACCCTGCCGCCGCCGGTCTCGGCCAACGTGTACTGGCGCACGCGCGTCGTGAAGAACATGGCCATGACGTACGTGAGCGCCGAGGCCAAGGCGTTCAAAGCCCAGGTAGCGCACGTGCTGCGCGCGGCCGGCCTGGCCAAGCCCATCCCGGGCCGCGTGGCCGTCACGCTGAAGCTCTACCCGCATCGCCCGTTGGACTGGAAGACGCGTCAGCGCAAGCTGGGCGCCGCGTGGGACGACGGCGTGCGCTCGATCGACCTGGACAACTCGATCAAGGTCACGCTGGACGCCATGAAGGGTGTCGCGTTCGACGATGACGTGTGGGTGCGCCAGATCGCGGCCGAGCGCATGGAGCCAGACGGCGAGGCCCGCGTTGTGGTCACGATCACGGCGATGCAGGTGGCGCAGCCGCAGGCGGACCTGCTGGGAGAGGCAGCATGACGTCCCCATGCATCGGTATCGGCCGGCTGCTCGGCCACAAGTTCAGCGCACGCCACGACGTGCTGCCGCCGCAAGTCAGCGAGTTGAACAACGCGTACTCGATCCAGATCGAGGCGCTTGCGAAACTGATCACCGCTGGAACGAAGCGTATCTACGCCGGCGACGTATGCACTCGCTGCGGCCAGAAGGTGGGACCGTGATTTCCCTCACCACCCTGTTGCGCGACATAGCCGAATCGATGGAGCACAGCGAAGCCGAAGCCGCCCGCGCCGCGGCGAAAGCGAAGGCGTACAACGGGCCGTGGCGCCGGAAAACTGACGCCATCAACGTCGACGCGCGCGTGGTCGAGAGCCTGCCGGCGCCTACCGAAGCGAGGAAGCCATGATCGTCCTCGCCCTCATCCTTACCCTGCTGGGCGCGGTCATCGTGGTCGCCTGGCTGGCCGGCCGCTTCGTGCGCACTTCGACGGCATGCAATCAGAACTGCCGCCAGGGGCGCGATTGCAGCTGCTGCACCAGGGAGGCCAAGCCTTGACCGAGCGCCGCGACATCGGATCACGCCTGGAGAACTGGTCCAGGCTGTTCCCTCAGCCCGGCGCCGGCCAGCAGCCCGACCGCCGTACGTTCGACCAAGCCGACGCCGTGCACATGGAGCGCGCCATGCAGGCGCTGCCCACGCTGCAGCGCTCCCTGCTCTGGTGGTGCTACGTCAAGCAGGAGACGCCCGACAAGGTCGCTCGGCGTCTCGGCATCCAGTGCAAGCCGGCCGTGCACTTCGTCGAAGCCTTCCGGCACGCGCAGGCCGCCGCTCAGCATCTGGCCGATTCGGCAACTCTTCCGCAAGAGCGTTGACTGGTGGCATCATTGAGTCATCCTGACCGCATTCCCGCACCATGACCCATTCCACCTATACGGCCGACCTGGCCGCCAAGTTCTGCGCGGCGATCGCCGACGGCAAGAGCATCCGCGCCGTGTGCAAACAGGCCGGCATGCCCAGCAAGGCCACGGTGTTCCGCTGGCTGCGCGAGTATCCCGATTTCGTGAAGCTGTACGAACTTGCGACCGATGAGCGCGCCGACACGCTGGTCGACGAGATCGTCGATATCGCCGACAACTGCAAGACGGACGCCGACTCGATCCGCAAGGCCAGGCTGCGCATCGACGCCCGCGTCGAGCAGGCCCAGCGCATGAAGCCGCGCAAGTACGGCCGCCAGCTGCAGCTCACGGGCGAAGGCGGTGGCCCGGTCGTGCACAAGGCCGCGACGCAGATGTCCGACGACGAGCTGCTGGCGATCGCTGGCCGAAAGGACAACCCCGATGCTGACGCCTGAGCAGGCCGCCAGCGTGCTGCTGGAGCGCCGAACCGCGCGCCGCGACCTGGTCGCCTACGCCGCGCGCGTCCCTGTTCCCGGTTCTCCCATTGCGGACGTCGACGACGACGCGCCAATCCCGCTGATCGAAAGCCTCCAGGCCGAGCACCACAAGCTGATCCTGCGCGAGATGCAGCGCTGCATGGAGACGCCGCACGGCCGGCTGATGATCATGGCGCCGCCGGGCTCGGCGAAGAGCACCTATGCCACGGTCGTGGCGCCGACGTGGTTTCTCGGCCGCGAGGCGAACCGCCGCGTGATCCTCGCGAGCTACGGCTCAGACCTCGCCAGCCGGCATGGCCGGCGCACGCGCCAGCTGCTGCGCGCGCCCGAGACGACCAGCATCCTGCAGACCGAGCTCCGGCAGGACCAGCGGTCCGCCACCGAGTTCGCCCTGACCAACGGCAGCGAGTACATCGCCGGCGGCATCATGGCCGGCATGACCGGCAACCGCGCGCACGGCATCGTCATCGACGACCCCATCAAGGGCCGCGAGGCCGCGGACTCGAAACCCGTGCGCGACAAGACGTTCGCCGCATTCGAGGACGACCTGATGACGCGCCTGATTCCGGGCGGCTGGGTCGTCATCATCAACACGCGCTGGCACGAGGACGACCTGTGCGGCCGGATCCTGCCCGCTGACTGGGCCGGCGAGTCCGGCGACATCGAGTGCCGCGACGGGAACACGTGGCGCGTGCTGTGCCTGCAGGCCGAGTGCGCGACGAACTCCGACCCGCTCGGGCGCCGGCCGGGCGACATGCTCTGGACGGAATGGTTCGACCGGAAGCACTGGGACCAGTTCCGCCTGAACCGTCGCACCTGGTCGAGCCTGTACCAACAGATCCCCGCGCCGGCAGACGGTATCCTGTTCCGCCGCGACGACATGGGCACGTACGAGCGCACGCCGCAGGTGCTTCGCATCGTTGGTGGCTCGGACTATGCCGTGACGCCAGACGGCGGCGACTGGACCGAACACGGCGTCGCCGGCATCGCCGAGGATGGCTCGGTCTACCTGCTGGACTGGTGGCGCGGCCAGGTCGGCCCGGAGGAATGGATCGAGCGGAAGATCGACCTGATGGCCCGCTGGAAGCCGCTGGCGTGGTTTGGCGAGGCCGGGCCCATCCGGCGCGCTACTGAAGGCCGGCTGCGTCAGCGCATGATCGATCGGAACGTGATGTGCCGCGTTGAATGGCTGCCGTCGATCTCGGACAAGGCCGCGCGCGCGCAATCGATTATCGCGACGGCCGGCATGGGACGTCTGCTGTGGCCGCGCGCCGCGTGGGTGGCAGAGCTGCAGCGACAGTGCCTGGTATTCCCGGCCGGCCAGCCCGACGACGGCGTCGACACGCTGTCGATCATCGGCCGCGGCGCCGATACGCTGGGCCGGGCCGTGCGGCCTGCTGCAGCGCCTGCCACACCCATCCCGGTCGCCTCGCCGTTCCGGAAAAGATAGCCATGAAACTTGAAACAAAAACCCTTGCCGCAATGCTCGATCGCGAGCTGTTCGAACAATGCCGCCAGGCGCTCGATGTTCGACTGACTTCTGCACTGCAACCTGGGGACATGGTCACGATCGCGACTGACCCTAAGCCGGGCCGCTGCTGGGTCTACACGGGCTATTCATTCGTGCAACCAGATGAGTGGGCACGGCGCCGAGTTGTCGACTATGGGGTGCGTCCTGAGCACATAGCCTCTCCGTTTCGCCGTCGGTAGAATGGCGGGATGAAAATGGAGGGACGATGGGATTTCTGATGATCTGGCCACTCTTGGTGGTCGCGATGGTTTGGCTGTACCGCTGGCATGTGCTGCGGCAGGTAGAGCTGCGAAATGAACGCATCACGCGCGCATACGTCGAGGCCGTTGAGCGTAACCTGCAGTTTCAGCGCGAATTGTTTGAGGCGTCACGATGACCGACGAGAACCAGTTTAGCCGCGTGCAGTGGACCGACGACCAGCCGCACGAGAGTGACGACGACGGCCCGGATGGGTTGCCACTGCGGCTGCGCGGGTGCGGCCTGTCCGCCAAAGACCTGGAGCTGCTGACGCTGGCCGCGCGCGCACTCGGCGCCGTGCGGGTCGAGGAAGTCGAGGGCGAGAGCTGGCTGAACCTTCATTTCGCCGATGGCTCAACGATCTGGAACTGGAATCCGCTGCTGCACGGTGACGACACGTTCAACCTGGCGGCCGACTTGGATATCGACGTCCTGCATTCGACGGTTTATCGAGAAGCGCAGGCAGTGGGCCCGATGCAGCGCGTGAGCAGCGCGCCGTGGGGCGACGACAAGAAGGCCGCCACCCGCCGTGCCGTCACGCGCGCCGCCGCCGAGATCGGGAAGGCCATGGCATGAAGGTCGCGGAACTGGATGGCACGCATCTGGACTACTGGGTGCTCTATGCCACGATGCCCGCTGGGGTAAAGGTGTGCGGAATGCCAATGCCTTACTCGACCAGTTGGGAGCACGGCGGTCCGATCATCGAACGCGAGCGCATCGTCACGTTCCCCGACGGTCAAGGTGGATGGGCTTCGTTCGTCCAGGAGAATCCCCGCTGCGGATACGTCGACACCACCGCCTGTGATGAGATGCGCGGCCCTACGTACCTCGTTGCGGCCATGCGCGCCTACGTGGCGTCGAAATTCGGTGACGACGTGCCCGACCGGGAAGAATAACCCTTCGTTCTATTTCCCCTCCGTAATTGATAGCTGTAGACTATCGTAAATTCATTCCGTGAGGCATCAGCTATGAGCCGACCCAGCAACGCCGAGCGCCTGACCGCGAAGCACACCTTCTTCCTCGACGATTTCGACAAGATCCAGGCTGCGACACGCGACACGCGCATCCAGTGCCTGAGCGATCGGCGCTTCTACTCGATTCCGGGCGCGCAGTGGGAGGGCCCGGTCGGTGAGCAGTTTGCAAACAAGGTTCGCTTTGAATTTAACAAAACGCACCTTGCGGTGTTGCGGATTATCAACGAGTACCGCAACAACCGGATCACGGTCGACTTCGTGCCGAAAGATGGCTCGCAGGCCGACGAACTGGCGGATACCTGCGACGGCCTGTACCGCGCCGACGAGCAGGACAGCGGCGCGCAGGATGCCTATGACAATACGTTCGAGGAAGGCGCGAGCGGCGGCATGGGTGCAATCCGCCTGCGCGCCCGGTACGAGAACGAGCTCGACGACGACGACACGCGGCAGCGCATCGCCATCGAGCCGATCTACGAAGCCGACGCCAACGTGTTCTTCAGCCTGGATGGGAAAAGCTACGACAAATCCGACGCGCGCCGCTGCTACGTGCTGTCATCGATGACGCGAGACGACTACGGCGATGAGTGGGGTGAAGACCCGACCAGCATGCCCAAGTTCATCACCCGGAACATGTTCGACTGGTGCACGCCCGACGTCGTGTGGATCGCCGAGGTGTACGAGGTCGAGGAAAAGAGCGAGCTCGTGCACTTCTTCCGCGGCCTCGCGCTGGGCGACGACGAGCCGGACGAGATGGAAGTGCCGGACAAGGAATTGCAGGACGACCCGGGCAAGCAGGCCGAGCTGGAGGCCCGCGGCTTCAAGAAGGTTCGCGAGAAGCGCCGGAAGATCCGCAAGATCCACAAGTACATCATGAACGGCGCCCGCATCCTGAGCGACGAGGGCTACATCGCCGGCACGTGCATCCCGGTCGTTCCCTACTACGGCAAGCGCTGGTTCGTCGACGGCATCGAGCGGTGCCAGGGTCACGTCCGCCTGGCGCGCGACGCCCAGGTGTTGGACAACATGATCAAGTCCTGGCTGGCCGAGATGGCAAGCCGGTTCGACATCGAAAAACCCATCTTCACCCCCGAGCAGATCGCTGGTCACGCCAATGAGTGGGCCCAGGACGCCATCGAGAAGTATCCCTACCTGCTCACAAACAACCTGCTCGATCCCACTACCGGCCAGCCAATCCCCGGCAGTAACGCGCCGGTCGCGTACACGAAGGCCCCGAACATGCCGCCGGCGATGGCCGCCCTCGCCCAGCTGGCCGCGACTGCGCTCGAGGATATGCTCGGCAACCAGCAGGCCGGCGAGCAGCTGCAGCCGAACCAGTCGGGCAAGGCGGTCGAGCTGATCCAACAGCGCCTGGACATGCAGGTCTTCATCTACATCGACAACTTCAAGAAGACCATCAAGCGCATTGGCGAAGTATGGCAGTCCATGGCGTCGGAACTGCTGCACGAGCCCGGCCGCAAGATGAAGACCATCGACC